CTATCCAAAGCGTGCATGTCTATTTGTCCCACCATGTCATCATAGAAAGCTACTTCTTTTGACCTTGGGTCTGCCTGAATACGCCCCATCCATTCTTCAAAGTAAGTTCTCACATCCCATGTATCATCACAGTAAAAAGTGAATGCTGCTGTTTCACCGAAATACTCTATACCATGAACCCTGTTTTCTGTCCAAGGGCCTATGGGTGTTGCTGTCCATTTGGTTTGTAGGCCAGGCACTTGTGCCTCTTCTACTAATAGAGATACTTTTCTATCGTCCGTAAATCTGAGTGGACTTGTTAAGACAATCTCAAAACGATTTGCTCTTGCTAGGTCTTGACCTTGAATCTGTCCTATAAAATCGTTTAACTTGAAATACGCCATTAGATCATGCTCCTAGAATCTGTGAACACTGTTCCCTTATTCACGTTGAAGTCTTCTACTGGTAAAAATATTGCAGCCTTCCAATCCTCTGGATTTATTTCAAAGAATCTAGATTTTAATCGGGAAGTCAAGTATCTTTTTACGCATGGTTGAACTTCTGGGAAATTCGATGCATTTTTAAGTAAGGCCCAGCTTAGTTTGAGTTGTGTCTCTGATGTTATAGCCACATCGTTATTTGTTTCTAATAATTTACCAAGAAGTCTTGCTCTTAACAAGTATGGCAAATAGTGTAGATTGATTCCCCAGAATCCATTACTGGTTGGTTCAAATGGTAGGCAAAGGGGGAACGCATCAAAGTAAGGCAATTTTTCTTTAAATTTTGCATCGTATCTAAAAAGATACATTGACCCAATATCTATTTTGCTCTGCTGTTTGCCAATGTTAGATGATATGGCAGATGAAGGTGTATTCACGTTTCTTGCCACGTTTCTAACTTGGTTCATATACCAGTTGTAGGATTTCCTACCCTGATTAGAATCTGCTCTTATTGTCTCAAATGGATTTGCCATGGGACTATTTATAACAGTTTGGAAGCCACCCATATTCATCGAAACTTAATCCAATCTTCATCGAACTGTAACAAAAATCACCCGTTTGGAGTGACTGCTGTGGATAAATAAAAGTATACAATATTAATTCACAAACACTAAGGTATTGAAACATGAAAAAGTTTCTGATGATCATATTATTATTCATTTGTCCAACTCTGGCCATAGCAAATCCCTACCTCTACTACGACAGAAATCAACTCCCCCAACTAAATCAAGAAATCCTAGAACAATCACAATTTGAATTTACTGCAACAGAAGTACCTGTAAGCAGTTTAATTCCTGTGCAGACTCAACGAGTTCGCGATTTAAAAAAGCAAGAGAAAAGACTTATTAAAGTAGAGCAAAATACTTATAGGCCTTTGGTTATAGATCAGCAATATTATATTATTGATGGTCACCACAGATATGATGCATTATCAGAATTAGGTTTTGAAAACGCAAGAGTACTTTTAGTAAATGCACCAATAGAAGAAGTTGTTGAAGAGTTTCAACAATACAGAGATAACACACCCACATATACCCCAGTTGAACAAGATATTGTTGAAGAAGTGCTTGTTGTAGGAACCAGAGCAACACTTATGAGAGCAGTAGACAAACAGATGATGGCTGATGGTATTATCAGTGTTGTAGACTCAGATGCATTAGGCAACTTTCCTGATACAACAGCCGCAGACGCCATTAGAAGATTAAGTGGTATAAGTGTAGAAAATGATCAGGGCGAAGGACGTTATGTTACAATTAGAGGATTAAGTTCAGACTTAAACAGTGTAGCAGTAAACGGTGCTAGTATGGTTGCACCTGAAAACGGGCGTTCAGTTATAATGGACGGCATACCCACTGAACTTATGGACAGTATTACAGTTTCAAAAACTTTAACACCTGATATGGATTCAGACAGCATTGGCGGCAGAATAGCATTCAACACTAAGAAGCCAACTGACCTAAATGAAATGTTATTAAAAGTAAAAGTAAGTAGCAAGTTTGCAGAGTATACAGACTATGAACAAGCTCCTAACTTTAGCGTAACATATGGCGACAATATTACAGACAACACTGCTCACATCATGGGACTAACTTACAGTTCAAAGAACATTGAAAGTTATAATAATGAAACTGGGTTTGGCTGGGAAGATGGATACATGAATGATGACTTTGAGTTACGCTATTATGACTTAACCAGAGAGCGTTACGGATTTAGTTATGACATTAACACATTGTTAGACAGTGGTGCTGTGGTATTTGCTAATGTAATGTATAATCAATACGAAGAAGATGAATTACGTTTTAAGAATGAATACGGTAAAATCAAAATGGCTGAGCCTTTTGAAAACAGTATGTTGTCCAGCAGAGTTAGACACGATGCAGAAACAAGACAGCGATTTGAAACAAGAAGTATTGGTGCTATGAACCTTGGTGCAGAATTCGATATGGCTGATTGGGAAGTTGACACACAACTTAGTTACAGTTGGGCAGAAGAAGATGACAGCGATAATGCTGACATTACTTTTAGAAACTATGACAAAGACAATGGTGCAGTATTTGATTGGAGCAATCCTGTTCATCCATTTGTTACACCTGTAGATGAAACATTGCGTAATCCAGAGAACTTAGAGTTTGATGCTTTTGAAATGTGGAGTAATGTCAGTAAAGATAGCGAAACTACATTTCAAATAAATGCAGACAACCGTTTATGGAAAGTAGGATTCAAGCACAGATCAAGAACTAAAAATGTAGATGATTATATCATTGCATATGAATGGGACGATATGACTATGGCAGACTTTGAATTTAAAACTGCGCCTGGTTGGTTCTTCCCAAATCAAGTATTTGGTAATCATATGACTGCACAAGAAACATACAACCTTAGAAATCTAACTGACCAAATGTCAGTAGACTTCAGCGATGACATCAGCAGAGATTTTATAACTGATGAAACAATTAATAGTGTTTACGCACAACGCACAGTTGAATTAGAAAAAACTACTATTATTGCAGGTGTACGTTATGAGCATACTGACTTTGAAAGTACAGCATACGACCAAGACGGCAATAGAACTTATGCAGAGAATGACTATGGCTTTGTTGCTCCTAGTGTAACTGTTAAGCATTGGCTCACAGACAATTGGCAAGTACGTGGTGCATTGTGGAGAGGTTTAAGCAGACCAGGCTTCAAAGAAACTGCTCCTATCACAGATTATGATGTAGACACATCAGGTGATACAAGTGGTAGCATTGGTAATCCAAACCTAAAGCCATACGAAGCAGATAACTTTGATTTAAGTTTAGAATATTATGGAGAAGGTATGACTTACTTTGCAGTAGGTTACTTCCATAAGAGTATTGCTAATGCAATTTATCCAACATACCAACGCAACGGTGTGTTCAACGGCATATCGTTTAATGATGGTGTTGAAACATGGATTAATGCAGATGACAGTAGGATTAATGGCATAGAACTTAATGCACAATACGGATGGGAAAATGGATTGTATGTAGCAACTAACTTTACACTAACAGACAGTGAAAGCACATTTAACTTTGAAGATGATGCATCATTTACAACTCCGTTCCGTAAGTTAGCCGATAAAGCCGCTAACGTTAACTTTGGATACGATAAAGGTGCATGGGACATAAGAGTTGCTGGTAACTATAGAAGTGATTACTTAGATTGGTTAGCAGACGAAGATGGCGATATTGGAGAAGTAAGTGTTAACAACAGTAGATTTGTTGATGACTTTATACAATGGGATCTAACAGTCAAATATGATGTTAATGATAACTTCACTGTTAAAGCAGAGGCAGTAAACTTAAACAATAGACCAGAATATTACTACTGGGGAGACGAATCTCAATTAAGCCAGTACGATATGTATGGCAAAAACTACAGCATAGGATTTAACTATACGTTCTAATACAAAGGGTCGGCAACGGCCCTTTTACCTACGTGGTTTTTAGATCAAGTTATAAATAGATTTGATGCTACTAGAACTAAAAACTTCAAAGAGGTATTCCCAATAATCGCTGGTGACTTTGGTAAGTTGATGGTAGGTGTTGCCGCTTCAATGGGCATTATTATAGGTATTCATACTTTAGCGTAGATACCTAATTCTTTTTCGGTAATTATTTTAAATTGCCAACCTCTATCGGCGCAGAACTCCTGTGCCGATTTCCACTTTGCTTCATTGATACCATACTGTGCCACTTCCTCTAGGTATCTTTTTGTTTTCTTTCTGGGCGGGGGTGGTTTTGTGAATCGTTCTGGTTTTACTTCTATGAGATATTCACCGCCAATAGTCTTGAGATAGAAATCCACATAGTATCTGTGTACCTTTCTATCCAGTGGTGAACGATAGGGTATCACAACCGATTCGGATGCCCACTCAACGACATCCGCATTTAAATCGGCCCAGTTCATAAACTTCAGTTCGTACCCAGACCTGTAGGTGATATCCCTAATGTTTCCTTTATATTTTTTAGGATTTTTAGGAATAAATTTCCCTTGATGTAATTCTTTTCTATAAGGCATATAAATAGTCCAATAACAACACTATTTAGTGGGAAACGAGATGAGTATAGTAGATAAATTTAAAGAACTATTAGGTATTGGCGGCGGAGAGGGAGAAACCACTGCTAGTATAGTTGCAAACACCGTTTCCAGTGGGTTTTCATCAGATGATAAACCTGATCCCGAAGATAACTCTAAAGAAGATAAACTCTCTCAACAGATTTTAAGATATCCCCTAGATGTGGAAGGTGACTATTATCCGCACTCCGTCAATTTCAGAATAAACCTAAGAAACTCTGTCGAGGCGTCTGGTGGCAATGGTACTCGTGGCAGCGGCACCCAACTTGGTGACAGTATCACAAACAATCCCGATGGTGTTGCTACCTCTATGGAAGATGCATTTGGGTTGGCTATTAATACTAGTATTGCTACGGTTGGTTCTAGGCTTCCAGGCGGCCTCCTTACTGCGGCTGGTTTGGTGGTAGGTGCTGAGGGTTCTGGTCTTACTGATGAGCTTGCCAGAAGAGCTACTAATTTGGTTCAGATGAACACCACTAGACAGACGAAATCAATCATTACACTAGCTCAGACAGCATCCCCAAATATGAAAAATGAAGCCCAGTGGGATTCAACTGATTTTGGTCTTCTTGGAATGTTATTGGAGTCAGGGGGTCTGAATAACATGGCAGCTGCTCTAAAAACAAAAGAAGGCGGCGAGTTTGCTTTGAGACAAGTTGCTTCTCTTGCAAATATCGGTAAACAAATGGGCGTCAATTTGCCATTGGAAGCCACTTTAGAAGTGACTTCAAGTAAAGTTGCTAATCCTTTCAAGGAACAACTTTTCAAGACTATGAATTTTAGAAGTTTCGATTTCAATCATATATTTGCTCCAAGAAACAAAGAAGAATTGAGACAGGTTTTGAGAATAATCAATGAGTTTGAATTTTACATGCATCCAGAAAAAGATAAAAGTCAATTATTTCTCAAGTATCCAGCAGAGTTTGAAATTGAATATAGGTATAGGGGCAATAAAAATTCCTTCATCAATCAGATTCAAACCTGTGCCCTCACTGGTATGAATGTTGATTACGGTTCTGGTGGTATGATGTCTGGATTTAAAGATATGGGCGGCGCACCCAGTGAAATAAAATTAACTTTGCAATTCAAAGAACTAGTTCTCAGAGAACGAGGAATGATAAGACATTTTAGTCGAGAAAGAGCCGCTGGTGGTGAACCGCCAACTGGGCCAGTAACAGATCAGGAAGACAATGCGAATGATGACGGAACCGAAGGCGCACAAATAACAGGATAAGATATGTTTTTTAAAAATTTCCCAAGAACACTATATAATATAGATGGTAACAACATTGTAATACCAG